CATAGAATTCATATTTCCTTTATGAAGATTATATTTTCGACAATGTTCTGCCATATTTTTTATAATCATAATTTCACCTTCCGGTGAAATTATGGTGTAAGTTTTAGAAAATTTATCAATGCTTTCTTGCGTGTGATGTTTTCCATAAAAAGCATTATTACTTCCTTTATTAGCATCTGATATTTTTTGTCTTTGTTTTAATGACAATATTTTACCTTTATGGGCATTGGACATATTTTGTTTAGCTTCAACAGAACGTTTTTTGCCTGTATTGGCGGTAGATATTTTGTTTTTAGTTTCCAATGACATAGATCCTCTCCCATCACCAGCTCTTAAATTATAGCCATTGGGCGACCATGTTTTCAATTCATTAGTATAGGAAAGTTCTTGTTCATTCAGCCGCTGTTGTGATTCACAATAAGTTAATATTTTTATGGTGAAATTTTCTTTACCATATTTTGAAATAGCTTGACATATGGGCATGCTATTTTTACTAGTAGATTTCCAACAGTGGCGGCGCCATCTCTTTTCAAGAGATTGAGTGGTTTGACCAACATATTGTTTGTTATTTAACAAATTAGTTATAAGATAGATAATCATAATACTCTTATCATATTATTGATAGGACAATCTTCATTAAAAATAAAGGAGAATGAAATGAAACAGTTAGAAGATATTGTATTGGAGCAGGTGCAGGATTTTGTAAAGAATCAAGTATTATTTACAGCATTAGATGTTAGTAATGTTGTTAAATTAGCGGCGCCGTTTGCTCGTCATCGTGCCGTTAGAGATATTGTTCGTTCATTATTTACTAATGAAATTGAAACTGCTGGTTATGCACGTACTCCAATTACTGTGACATTAGCAGATAGTACGAAAGCTGATGCATTATTGTATCATCCATTAGCAGATTCTTGGGATTTGGATTCCAAATATGATGCTCAGAAAAGAACGCGATCAACAGCTGCGCCAACGGTGGTAATTAATTCGCCGCCTCCTGTTGTTTCGGCACCAGTAGTAGTTGCGCCAGTTGTGCCACCGCCGCCACCAGCACCGGTTTCGACTAGAGATTTGTGGAATAGTTTGTTTCAATCACAACCATCACTGTTTCCCAGTAAGTGATTTTTTACCATCAACTTTAGTTCCACCTTCTTGAGTATAGGCTGGATTATATTCCTCTTTGGAGGTACTCAAATTTACATTCATTGTTTCTGAAGTTTGTGAACTTAAGAATGTTTGAGCGTGAGTTACTAGAGCAATAGTTTTTTTGAGACTATCTACTCTAGCATGAGTAAGACCTGCTCCAGGCGTAAAATCAACCCGATTGTTTTTTAGGAAATGTTGAATAGATGCTTCTAGTGTATTTATTAGAATTCTAGTAGATTTGGAGAAAATAAAACTGACAACCTCTTGAGTACTTTCTAGAGGTTGTTGGTCGCTCAGTCTATTTGCTTTTTCCAATAATCCGTGATATACAGTTCCAAGTTCTTTAAGTTGAGGTCGTGGATACCCCATGATACGTAATGTCATGAAGTCTCCATCCATTTCATTGATAATCCCTCTAAGATGTCTTTTGAATTGTTCAAAGAATTCTTGTATTTGATCTTTTTGAATCATCTTTTGATGTTCAAAACCCTGAAGAGATGTTTTTTGAGCAAATTTATTGGCTAGTTCTAATACTTTTTTGTAAGACATATTTTACCCGTATAGTAATATGAAAATATTCAACACCTTTCAAGAACTTTGGGCACAGTGCCTTTTTTGTCCTGTATGTCAAGATGTATGCAGAGCTATAACTATAAACTCTGATTTGCCAGGTGTTGTAATAGAAAATTGGTCAAAAAAAGAACAAATCGTTTCGATTTCTGTCATTATAACTATATCATCTCTTAAATTGAAAAATCATAAAGCTCAATATGAAATTGATGGTATAAACAATTCTTTTACTACTTCTTTTCAAGGTAAATCACCAGAATTATCATTTCAGATAGTTTCGGTTTGTGAAAAGTGTTTAACTACCTTTACTGTTAGCTCTTCATGCATTTTAGATGTTCATTCTGGTAAGATATATAATATCGGAATAGATAAAGACAATGCCATATTAAGTGATGGTAAACATAATTATAGCATTACTTTACTTTATTATTCTGACAAAATGCTAATTTCTAAACACAAAATCGATGAACTTGTATCTGAACATGATACATCAGATTTTCCAATTGTGAAATTAGATTTTTCTCATCCTAACATTGCACTCAATAAAATAAAAACCATGCTGCTTTTTTCTTAATCTGGTAATAACTTCTTATATCTATATGAGAAAAATATGCTTATATAAGATAACCAATTTATTGAATGATAAGGTTTATGTTGGGCAAACTATAAATGCTGGTCGTCGATGGTCAGATCACAAATGGTTATCCAAGAAGAAACCAGAACAATATATCCATCGAGCTATGAATAAATATGGTATTAAGAATTTTCAATTTGAAGTGATAGCAGAATGTAAATCATCTAGTGATGCTAATGAAACAGAAAAGCAATTAATTATTCAGTATGATAGTCGTAATCCGGAAAAAGGATATAATCTGGCACCTGGTGGCGAAACGGCTTGGAATACTGGATTACCTGCTGAGCAACAGCCAATGTATGGGAAACATCATTCAGAAGAATCGAGAAAGAAGATTTCTGAAAGTAACATTGGCAAATTAAATCCTCATACTGAAGAATGGAAAGAAAAAGTAAGTAGTGTATTAATTGGTCATGCAGTTTCTGATGAAACAAAAGAAAAAATTAGAAATAGTCAAATAAATAAATGTAAATCAGAAAATACTAAAAAAAGGATGTCTGATGCTCACAAAAAATTAGTTGGCGAAAAACATCCTAAAGCAAAATTGACCAATGAACAAATAGTTAAAATTAGAGAAGAATATGCTATTGGAAATATTTCCCAAAAAGATTTGGGCGTGAAATACGGCGTTTCACAACCAATCATGTTTTATATTGTAAATAACAAAACCTATAAACAATAAGGTGAATTATGGTAACATTTTCAGAAGCCAATCAAGCTCGCATGTCACTCAAAATGAAATTATCCAATTATGCTTGGTATAACTGGAGCGTAGTTATATCAGAAGGCGATGGTTATGCCATTTTGATTAATGTGAAAAAGATAGATAATTCGGTAAGAAAGGTCGTCTCTCCCATCACACGAGGGGTGAGCACGAAGATGGAGGCAGAATGAGAATAGTTGCTATTTCCGACACGCATGAACAAGAAGATAATATTATCTTACCAGAAGGTGATATGTTAGTTTGTGCGGGAGATATTACAAAAAAGGGATCCTTAGCAGCCTTGTATAAATTTTGTGCCTGGATGAAAGCACAAGATTTTAAGCACAAGGTTATGATTTATGGAAATCATGAAATAGGATTTTCCTATGGTCCTAAGAGAGAAGAAGCTTTAGCCACACCCAAACAATTTGGCATTACTTATCTGGAAAATAGTGCGGCTGAAATTGAAGGCATCAAGTTTTATGGATCTCCAGTTCAGCCCTGGTTTCATGATTGGGAATGGAATGTGCAGCGAGGACCAGATATCGCCAGAGTTTGGGAAGCCATTCCCGATGATACTCAAGTATTAATTACACATGGTCCTCCTTTTGGAATTCTAGATTCTTTACTAGAAGAGCATCCATTTTTTCCAGCAGAAAAACTTGGTTGCGAGGATTTGTTAAACAGAGTTAATCAACTGTCTAATTTAAAAGCGCATATTTTTGGTCATATTCATTCAGGTCACGGAACTTTAATTGGACCTGCAAATGTGCAATTTGTTAATGCAGCTATTTGTGGCGATACTTACAGGCATGTAGCGGTGAATAAACCAGTAGTATTTGACATATGAGGTAATGTGGGAGTGGTAAAACATACTGATTGTACCGGCTGTGGACATTATGGACGAGCATATGCCGACACAAATTACGTTTATGAATGTGGTAAATGTGAAATTGATCGTTTAAATGGTCAAATTAGATATGCCACACAACAAGTATGGTGGATTAGATTATTATATTGGTTAACTGATCGTAACGCCCCTTCTTATAGAAGAGAGCATATAAAAGAGTTAGCTGAAGGATTTTTCAATGAATATTAAGCCTAAAGAAATTGCTGTTAACCTTCCTATTGTGTTAACTTTTGATGAGCACGATAAAGTTTTTGAATTTGCGGCAAATATCAATACCCTTATTCATGGTAAGGTAAAAGTGAAGTGTGAGCACTTAGGAGTGCTCGGTGCCAAACAAATAGGAATCTTCTATCTCCAAAGAAATGGAGAATATCAATCTCTAAGAGATTCTTTCGTAGAATTGATTGAAACTGAGGAAATGAACACTCCGCAGCCCTATCCACATAAGGATCCTAAAACCATGGAAGAGTGGGCGGATAATGATTTGTTTAGGCATTTAGAAAATGCAGCAGATCTAACGCCGCCTGCTCAGGTAGAAAGTGCATGTGGTTGGTGCCATGACCCTGATTGTAAAGACGAATCATGAAATGCAAGTTTTGTAACCGTGAAATGGTATTTGAAACAAAACGTTTTAGTGGAACCGACTACCAAATAGTCAAATGTAATAACCATCAACCATCAAAAGTTACTTACAAATCTTATTTAAGATTTGGAGATGTATGGAAAGTATTTTATGGAGGATATGTTTTGAGTTATTTTTATGGTGGAACGTCCCTCCAAAAGATAAACAAAGAAGCTAAGAAAGCTTCTGATTATTATCAGTCCATCAAAAAATTCAATTATGAATTACCATTTGCTCCAGAAGAATTCCCCAACAAATTAAAAACTATATTGACTTTTTTGTAATGGATAAATGTAAATTTTGTTTTAGAAAAATGGAATTTAATGTTTGTAATAGGCACAGACCGGTAAAGGTCAGTTATTATAAACAACTATTTAATAATGAATATGATGAATGGATCATGTCATATGGCAATTATATGTTAGTAATTCGAAATGATTGTGAAACAAGATTATACAGAACAATTCAGCCACAATTAATTGCAAAATTTGATTACGAACTTTCATTTACACCAGAACAATTTCCTAACAAACTAAAAACCATGTTAACATTTTTGTGAATTTATGATAGTAGCATTTACTGGACATCGACCGAATAAATTGGGAGGATATGATCTTCCTAATCCAACCTATATAAAAGTTTGTCAAGAGATCGAAAAGAATCTAAAAGCCCTAAATCCAGATAAAGTAATTACTGGAATGGCTCTTGGAGTAGATCAATGGGCGGCAAACATAGCACATAAACTTAATATTCCATTTATTGCGGCAGTTCCATTCAAAGATCAAGAATCAAGATGGCCACAAAAATCTCAAAAGATTTATGCCAAATTAATTGGCTTAGCGTCTGAAGTTATTATTGTTAGTCCTGGCACTTATTCTTATGAAAAAATGCAGATTAGAAATAAGTGGATGGTTGACAATTGTAACAAACTTATTGCTGTTTGGGATGGTACGACCGGAGGCACCGGGAATTGTGTAGAATATGCCAAATCTGTAAAAAACGATGAGGATATTATTTACATTAATCCGACCTTGACGGAAAAATCAGAATGATTAAGATGTAGGTATCAGACATACTAATAAATCAGTATGATCCTACACATGCCAATGTGGCGGAACTGGCAGACGCACTGGCTTCAAACTCCAGCGCCTTCGGGCATAAGGGTTCGACTCCCTTCATTGGCACCATATAATTATTTATCAATTTAAGATTATGACTGTAGATTTGAAAAGAGATTTAACTATTCGTGTCAAAAGTTTTAATGAAATTGCAAATGATAAGGATCTTCTTAAAAACCTAAGAAAACTAACATTAGATCATTTTTCAGGAATGAATCATGAATTGAATTCATTTGAAAAGATTGCCAAGACTCGTGAAGTAAAAGCTAAAGTTATTTTAGCTTATGTAAGTGAAGAATTAGTAGGCTGGGCTTTAATGTCCAGAGAGTCTAGTGATTATTATTTCAAAAGGTCACAGAGTGGATTTAAGTCCCATCAAGGCGTCCTGTTCGAGATATTCATCTCTTACCTTTATCGTCGACAAGGAATTGGATCAGAAATTATCAAGATTGCTCGAAGAAAAGCAGGACCATATCAACTCTGTTTTGCTCCTTGGAATAAGATAAGTAATGATTTTTACGATAATTTCAAACACTATAAACATAAGAAACTATAAATGGCATGCGCCTATCAATAATACAATATATACGTATGCCAAATCATAAGAAGTTTGTTTTCGAAGAAAATAAATTAAGAGAAGTGCTTCCTAACTCTGAATCATTTAGAGATGTTTTAGATAAATTGAATTATACAGCAACAAGTGCGGCGTATGTAGCTTTGAAAACTGCATTGAAAAAATTCAATCTTGATTACAGTCATTTTTTGGGGCAAGGGTTTTTGCTTGGAAAAAAACATAATTGGAAGAAATCAAAAAACTTAAATGATATTCTTTCTAACAATATCACATATGTTTCTTCTAATAATTTGAAAAAACGTCTCATAAAAGATGGCGTGTTAGAGAACAAATGCCAAAATTGTAAAATAGATCCAATTTGGAATAATAATCCATTATCTCTACAATTAGATCACATCAATGGTATACATAGTGATAATAGTTTAGAAAATCTTAGATTACTTTGTCCTAATTGCCATTCGCAAACTGAAACTTTTGCTGGCAAGAATCATCACAAGAAAAAAGAAGTAAAGATATATGAGTGTAAGAAATGCTTCACTGTTTTGAAAAAGAAAAGAAAAAGTGAAATGTGTAGAATATGTTGTAATAAATATAATAATATCACAACATAATGTTATGCGATCGTGGTGGAATTGGCAGACACGCAGGTCTTAGAAGCCTGTGCCGAAAGGTGTGAGGGTTCAAGTCCCTCCGATCGCACCAAATGTCAATGTGGCGGAATGGCATACGCACTGGTCTAAGAAGCCAGCACCGAAAGGTTTGAGGGTTCAAGTCCCTCCATTGACACCAACCCATCGCAACGTCCAATTTATTGGAAGGGTGACTTATCGCTCGTAAGAGTCGTGCTTTATTAAAGCAGACCATGAACAATGGAATCGTTTGATAAATATAAGTTTTGTTGTCTTGGTCCCGTAGTTTAGCGGCTCTGAATGCTCGGCTTTCAACCGAGAGGTGTTGGGATCGACCCCCACCGGGATCACCAAAAATATACGCCCCGTTCGTCTAATGGTAGGACAAAGCGCTTTCAATGCTTGAACATCGGATCGTAACCGTTACGGGGTGCCAGATGAAATTGAAACTTATATCAGATGGAACAAATGCAGGAACTAAGTTAATTGATGAAGATACTGGACAGATGATCCATGGTATTGCTAAATTAACTTGGGAAGCTGATTGTAAAGATTTGTCTGTTACAAAAACAACAGTTGAATTTTTTAATGTTCCTGTCGAGATAATTTCTCCTGTTAAAGTGGATTTATTGGAATACAATTCAGATTATACGGAGCTTTGTGTTTCAAAATCTTTTGACAAGAATATAAAAGTAACTTCTGAAAGTCGTGGTGCGATTGTACCAACTTCTAGTGTCAAAATTCAGGATACTGATACAAATGATGCGGTGGGTGCCGTTCAAAGTGTAAAATGGGAGGCTACCCCTACTGAGCGTAAAGCCGAAGCAATAAGAATTAGGTTTGATAATAAAGATTGGTAAAAATCATTTTAGCATATAGTTATTAGAGAAGTTCGCATATTCTTGGATTGCTCCATAAATATGTTGGACTAATTGTGTAGAATTTACAGATATAGAAACAATACCATATATTAATTTATTGTGTCTAATCTGATTTGTTGACGAACGTGGTTTATTATTTTCTTGTCCTTTTCTTAAATTAGAAGAATTCAAATCTAATATGTTGAACCAGAAATTTTCTATATCTGATTTAGTTAATCCATTTGTAGTATAACAATTTATTGTAAATGTGATTTTATCATTTGAAATGTTAAGTATTTTTCTTAAAAAACTCATAAATAGTTTTAACATTTCGATATCAGAATTTACAAATTTACATTGGTTTTTGCTTTTGGCACCCTCTGCCCAATATAGCATACATCCTGCTTGGTGTAGCAAATTACCCTCTTTAGCTTTGAGCATACCTTCATTTTGATATTGCAATCTTTGTTTTCTAGCATTATTAGCTTTAACTTGTGAACCATGTAACTGTTTATTATAAATTGGATTTTGTTTTTCTAATTCTTTTATTTGTTCGGATGTCAAAATAATATCTTTGACCCATGTGCTGACGCTACTTTTTGAAACATTTAGTTGTTTTGCTATGTCGTTTATAGATATTCCTTGTTTTCTTAGTTTCTGTGCCTGTATTTTTTGTTCTAATTTCATTTTGTACCCTTATGTTTCGCATTACTATTGATAAGCGTTCTAATATAATATATCAATATTGATATATCTTGTTATAGATTTTCATGGTCCCATCATCTACTGGCTAGGATATTTGGTTCTCAACCAAAGAAAGACGGATCGTAACCGTCTGGGATCACCAGAAATGTATTATTAACGGGCGGGACCTGTTGAGTGAAGTATGTTTCTTTTATGCCCCTAGTGCGGGATGCACAGTTGAGCCTTCTAAGCTTAGCGTCAGGGTTCGAGTCCTTGTAGGGGTACCAGTGAGGATATATGGAAGACCGTCACGTTAAAGAACTATCAGACGCAATTAAATCGGTTGGTAGTGCAATAAGACTATTTGTTTTTGTATTAGTTTGGGGCATTATGACAGCTTCATGCATTTTATTAAGCAAATGAATTTATCTCTCCGTAGTCTAAAGGATAGGCAGTTGGCTACGAACCAACGGGATTAATTTCCCATATGCAAGTTCGAATCTTGCCGGAGAGACCACAATTTAATATGCCCCTGTCCGTGTGGCTCACGGCACGAGTCTACGAAGCTTGTTGGTTGGGCTCAATTCCTAACAGGGGCGCCAAGACAAACCCACATAATATATGTGGGTTTTTTATTTGGTGATTTATGCAAGCAAATAATCTAAAAATCATTGCCGATAAAATTAACAAAGACGCAGAAGATCCAAAAATTCAAGAAATATTGCGCCTTATTGAGACTGAAGTAACTACTACTGCTAAGTATGGAAAATATAGCCAAACATTATATTTGAGTAAGTTTAATGTTTCTAATTCCATTTGGAATCATGTTGCTGATCGTTTGCGCAAAGATGGTTTCAAAGTAAATTTTGATGAAGAGATTACTGCCTGGTATTCAAATACAGATTATGATCAAGAAAAAGTAATCAAGATTAGTTGGTTATAAACTGAATAAATATAAAGTTATACCTTGTGAATGTTGGTGATTTATGAATTTGGCAGAACAATTAAGAATTAAAGCAGCTGAAGTAAAATTATCTCAAAATCAAGCTGCTAGTCAAGAGATAATAAAATTAGTAAAAGACCGAGCGCAAGTTGATGCTAATAATGGTAAAACAAAATTAGTGGTTAATCTTAAACCAAACGGTTGGACACTTGAGCAGGCAAAACTTGCAATTGAAGAATTATCTAAAGATGGTTTTTCATATGAAGCATTACGCGCAGAAGGTTGCTTTCATTATATGGATCAATTGCATGTGAGTTGGGATTAACATGTGTAAAGTTGTGCATTGTAAAAAAGACAAATATGATATTTACATAGGTAGACCTTCGAAATTTGGCAATCCCTTCTCCCATCTACCAGGCACACTTGCGATCTATAAAGTAGATTCGAGAGAAGAAGCTATTGAATACTATCGTAATTACATCATGAATACGCCTTGGTTGCTTGAAGCGGCTAAGAATGAATTAAAAGGTAAAATATTAGGATGTTGGTGTCATCCATTATCTTGTCATGGTGATGTACTAGCAGAAATTGCAAACACTGAAAGTGAAAAAGACAATGATATTCGAGGAACTGATTCAGAGGGGATTGATTAAACAATCAACAAATCATAATAAGATTAAACATCTTTTAGATAATGAGAAGATCAGTTTTTACATTGGATTTGATCCTACAGCACAAAGTTTGCATGTAGGACATTTGCTACAAATTGTTACCGCCCTACGTCTTAAAAATGTTGGACATAATCCAATTATGTTAGTTGGTGGAGCTACGGCTAGTATTGGCGATCCTAGTGGCAAAAGCTCTATGAGACAAGCATTAGATTTAGGTCAAACTATGTCTAATTCAACAGAAATTGCCAAACAAATTCACAATATTATTGGCGATGTCAGTATTATTAACAATATTGGCTGGTTTCGAGATATAAATTTCTTGCAATTCATTTCAGAGATTGGTAGACATTTTTCTGTTAACAACATGTTAAGAGCTGATTGTTTCAAGTCTCGTATGGAAAATGGATTATCATTTCTTGAGTTCAACTACATGTTGATGCAAGCATTTGACTTCTTCGAGTTAAATAGGCGGCATAATTGTGTGCTTCAGATTGGTGGAGATGATCAATGGTCTAATATTTTGGCAGGAATTGATCTAATTCATAAGAAATCTGAACAAGAAGCGTTTGGATTAACAATAACATTGTTAACTAATTCTGCCGGTCAGAAAATGGGTAAAACTGAAAAGGGAGCCGTTTGGTTAGATAAAAATCTGACTTCAGTTTTTGACTTCTTTCAATTCTGGAGAAACTTACCAGATAGTGAAGTTATGAATTGTTTCAAACTATTAACCCTACTCTCAGTAGAGGAAATTGATAATATTCCATTTTCTACTATTGATGAAATCAATTCTGCCAAAAAGAGATTGGCTTTTGAATTAACTAAAATGGTTCATGGTGAATTGGAAGCGGTGACGACACTCAGGCAGGCAGAAGCCTTGTTTGAGAAGAAAGAGGGAATTGATATTGAGGCAATCTCAATTCAAGATAATCTTTCAATACTTGATTTGTTAGTAAGATGTAATTTTGCTAAGTCAAAATCTGATGCAAGAAATCTTATTAATGGTCGAGGTATTTCGATTAATGATATTACAATTACTGATCCCACCTTACATATTAGTCGTCTCAGTAATGATGACGAATTAATTGTAAGAAAAGGCAAGAAGAAATTCTGCCGAATAATTATTGAGGATGCCCATGTCGAGACCGGAGTCGATCGCTAACGAAGATATAGAACGTTGGTCTAAAATTCTTGAACAAGATAATCAGCTTTATCCACAAGTATCTGTCTCTCCCATCATACGAGAGGTTTGTTATGCTGGACTATGGCTAAGTGAGGAATTAAAAAAGTGGAATGTCCCGAATCCCTAATTCTTAGAATACGGTGGACAGCCGGGGCATTGTCTTTTGGTAGAGATATTTGGAAAATTCATCAAGATATTCTTCAAAAATACAAAGATAATGAATTGATTTTTGAGGAAGACCCTGATGAGATTAAAAATTAATGAGTGATAACTTGACTTAAGTTAGGGCGTGCCTTATCTTAGGTCCGTATATTTGGAGAAAGTAAAAAATGGCTAACAATGCACAACCGCAGATGTCTTCTTCTGATTTCAATCTAGAAAGACTTCAAACAAAAGACTTGTCTGAACATG